TTCATCTTGGGTTCTTTGTATCTAACACCCTCTGAGTCCCACACGTTTAATATGTATCGCTTCTTAGCAGTCCATATACCACGGTCAGCAATGTTCTCTCTCTTCATGATCATTTTCTGTTCATACGCCGAGACATACGAAGCCAGTTCCTGGTAAGAGTTCTCGATAAACGGCTCGAGCTGATCTTTACAGATCTTGTCCAGGAGCTCAACAATCTTAATCTTATTATCAGACTTATGAGCAAAAAATTTATCAACAAGAGGTCCGAGATTAAGATATATTGAGTCAGTGTCAGATGCAATGACGTAATCAACCTTTTCTGTAGAGAGTAGTTTATTTAGATAAAGATTGATCTTGTTCTCTATCCAGCGAATAGATACCTGCCCAGAAAGAGTGATGGCTTCTGCATTAGCAAGCTTATAGTACCTGAAGTGCTCATTGCCGATAGCACCATAAGCACTATTAAGTGAGATCTTCTTAGCCATCTGTATGTTATTACATCTAGCGATCTCCTTTGTAAGCTCATTGGATGGCTTCTTTTCATACTCTTTCTTTGCCTCAATCATCTTCTTCTTAAAGATGACCCTCTCATTGTACATCTTATCCATGAGTTCTGGTAAGAATCCACGTACATCCTTCCTGTACTGTGCTCCATTAGCACACACAGCAAACTCACCATCTATCTCTACCTCTTGATTTAAGATCCCTTCAACGCTCGAACTGGGATGTCCAGTCTCCCAGAGGGTCTCTGGTGAGATATTATATTGCATAATAAGATGAGGGTACAGACTGTTGAGGTCAAAATTAACAACCCAATCATAGAATCCTGTCTTCGGTTCCTTGACATAAGCACCTGCATATTTTTCTGATTTGTTTGCACTCTCCTTCTTAGGAGGAATCGCTATCTGTCTCTTAAGTAGTTCAACATAGATGTAGTTATCCCACATCCTAACCTGAGAGAATACATCCTCGTAGTTCACCTTAGCATCATAAGCCATAGTGAATGCAAGATCAAGTAGTTTCATCTTATCATCAAGTTGATCTACTAACCTAACGTCATGGATGTTGTAATCAATAAACTTCTGCCAATCATTCTGATAGAACTCTTTGAATGTATCATACTCAGAGTGATCTAACTTTCTCGCTCCAAGCTCAACCATACAGATGTGATCAAGCCTATAACTTTCTTGGTTTGTATAAGTGAATTTCCTGTATAGTTCGAGGTAATCCAGAGTAGATACTCCTGGAAGATCGTAAGCGATTTGCTTTCTCCCCTTGATATAAATCTCACGTCTAGATATAAGCCTCCACGGGCTAAGATAACGAGCATACTTCTCACCGAGAATCCTAGAAATACGACCAGCGATATAGGGAATATCAAAAAGTTGTACGTTCCAACCTGTAATAACATCAGGAAAATTTTCATTCCAGTACTCCAAGAATGCAGACAACATAGACTCTTCAGTTCTGAAGTGCATGTAGTCTACGTCATCATGTTTATTATCAAACGGTCTAGCCCCAAAGACAATAATACGACCAGTAAAGGAATCCTTAATACTGATCGCTAGTATCTCTTGGTCTGCTGCTTCTATATCAGGGAACCCATTCTCTGCAGCAGTTTCAATATCAATGTTGAATACCCTAATGGTCTTAGGATCAAACTTTATATGTTCATCAGGATATTCCTCTGCGATATACTGATAAAGGTATCTTGTGTTACCATACACTTCCATGTTAGCAACATCCCTATACCTCATTATAGTTTCCTTTGCACCTGCAATGGAACCTTGTTTCATAGGCTCTACACACTTCCCCTCAAGGGTTCTCCATTTGGAATAGTTAGATGTTGGGAGATATAAAGTAGGATTAAATGGAACCCTATCTTTAAATGCCTTGCCTCCCTCATAACCACGGACAAGAAGGTTTTGACCTGCTTGCTCAACATTGGTGTAAAATTTCATTCAGTAAGTAGTTCTTTTGCCTCAGCTGTATTTAATACGTCATCTGTTGGGGTGACCATCACTATTATATCAGTAGATCTAACAACTAGTTGATAGTCTGCCGAGTGTTCTGGCCACCTCTTACCATCTAAAGTAATAGGATCCTCTAGAATACAATCTGGTTGACCATATTCTGCTTCTGGTATCTCGGATACTTCAGCAAGTATCCAAGGTTCATTATTCAGTCGTAGTAGTTTCTTCATTAGTCTCTTCTATTGGTTCACTGTCTGCTAGAATTTTCTGTTCGTATGCTGTCTGCACTGCGGGCTTAGCACTACTAATTATACCAATCAAATCAAACCCAACATTAAACTGTCTATCATCTGTAAATGGATTCCACTTCTTGAAGTTAATATTATAACCATCTTCAGTTTCATTTACAACATGTAGTGTATAAGGATCAGCGAAGTTCAAACAGATAGGTTTCTCTCCTTTCTCCTTTGAGTCTTGATCATGGAACACTTCTCCAACATCACAAATAACTTGCTCGTTGGAATACTTCATGTTAATAATTTGTATGGTCATAAGGTTTCTTTATCTTCGGTGTACATAACTGTTAACGATTCATCAATATACTTGTAATCTTTTACATGAAATTCGTCAAGATATATCTTCTCGACATCTTCCCTAACATCATTCATACTAACAACACTATAGAGGTTCAGACGAAACTGTTGATGTTTTGCAAAAGGACTCCAAGGAGAAAAAGATACTTTTAATTCAGGCTCGTTAGTCTGAAATTTCTGAGTAGTTGGAATACCTCTAGAGACTGTAAGAATTTGAGGATGCGTCATAATATACCCTAATGTTGTACCCGAATTGGGATCAGAGGAAACTGTTAAACGATCTGCTCTTCTTATCTCATGAACTTCAGCTACTACTCGCTCTCCTGTATTAAGAACTATAAGTTTGATGCTCATATTCTAATGGATCTATCTAGACATTATAAAGGGGAACTCGACAAAAGTCAAGCTCCCCTTTAATCATAATAAAATACCACTACTCAACTAAGAGACCTGAGCCTCTAACTTTTCTCTGGCAGCACCTGTGCCGAACCAGAATTTCTTTTGCTGATTCTCTGGAAGAATCTTAGTAAGATTCACAACCAGTAATCCATCTTTATAATCAACATTCTCAACTTCAATAGAGTCTCCTAGTTGCCAACTCCTATCAAATGATCTCGTAGCAATACCCTTATGGGCATAGGTTCTCTCATCCTTTTCATCAGTGGATGCTTTAACTGTTAAGATGTTTTGTTCGGTGGTAACTTCGATATCTTCTCTTGAAAATCCAGCAAGAGCGATCTCCAAAGTGGTTCTACCATCAGTTCCATGAAAAACATTGTAGGGCGGATAATTCTGTCCAGCTTCTGCAAGTCTTTCGAGTCTGTTGAATGTTTCATCAAATCCTAATTGAAATGGGCTATAGGTTTCCCAGTATGATCTACGCATGGTGTCCTCCTTAAAGCGACTAATTGAATGTGACCCCGAAGGCATCACACTACTATTTAAGCAGTGGTGGACTGAATTTGCTATGCGGTAAACCAGAAAACTGAGTACGGATCTTACTGAATATTATACTCTTCCGAGTCTTTATAATAATTCCACACCCTTGGATATTCTTGTGGCTGGAATACTCTGTATGAATAGACCTGAGAATATCTTACTAGGTCTTCTTTATAATTTCTAGAATCCCATTCTGGTTTATGATAAAATAAAGAAGGATAAAATGTACAACTATTATACTCTGGTTCCATAGTAAGATACTTGTACCATCCTCTTTCCACAAAGAAGGTATCAATTTTATCTGGATCCCATGATACACTCTTAACACTAGTAGGAGCTGAGGGATTTCTAGCACGACCATAGTATACTGGAATTCCATCACTTAAGTTATAATAGAACTCTGTTCCAGCTGGGTTATCATCAGTCAACCAAATGTTAAAAGCATAACTAAATGGATCCGAATGAGGAACCATACTTGTTGCACTAATATCCATATGTTTCCAATGGGCATTACAGTATGTCTGCCAAGTTGAATATGATGCATCATCATTATCAAACTTATTTCTTTCAATGATGGGAAATTTATATTTACTTAGTACACCATACAGATAAGCATACACCTTTGTTAGGCTAGCCATTAATGGCATAGGAAAGTGCTGCTGTGATCCAGGAGATACAGTAGCACTCTGAGGAACTACTGGGAATTTTTGTAAAAATTCTTTTACTGCTACTGGATCTTTATAAAAATTTTTAACACATCCCCACTTCAGTGTGGAAGCTTTATGGATGTGAATATGTTCTTCTGCTTTATCAGATATTTCAAACGTCTTATCAATCACATCTTGAGTTAATATTATAAGATCTGATAGCATTACGGTTTCTTCTTACCAATATTATACTTAGACTCTAGAGTCCACTCACCTTTCTCTTTAAAAGATATAACCTTAATCTGATTTAATGGTGCGAGCTCACCAACACCATCCTGATTTATAATAGTAATTAATCCCCAGTCAGATAACAACTGAGTTATACGATTTCTACGTTGAATATCATTCAACGTAATGTTAGTGTTCTTACCATCAAGTGCGAAGAGTTCCTTGAAGTGAACTATGTAATACTTTCCTTGCTTATGCAAGATGTGACAAGACTGATATATCTTTCTTTCTTTTCTAGAAGCAACACCAATTCTTGTTAGTGTCTCACGAACCTTTAGGAAATCATCTGGTTCTTTAAGACCAACCTCAATCATATCAGATTGTTTCCACTGGATCTCAGTATCAACGGACATTATTTTCCACCTTTATTCAATGATCTTTTTATATGTTCGAGTTGATCTGTTGATAATACCCTGATTACTTCTAGAGCCTTGGTATAGCTATACCCATAATACTCACGAACTTCATCAAGATAATCAATCGACTCTTTCTTAGACCAAGGAGAGAATCTCTTTCTAGGTCTCAGACTATTTATATAAAAGTCGTATTGCATACGCTTGGATATATGCCAATTCATATTCATCTCATTAGCAAACAACACAGTGTCTGTAAAGGATGATAGGCACTTATTAATAATCCATGTAGGATATGAGTTCTCCAAAGATGGATCTTCATCCATCATATTCTTTTTGGTTTGGTTGATACTATACAACCATGCACTTAGTTTGGGCTTGCTCATATGCTAAATCATTAATTACTAAAGGAAGCAGTCTATATTCTGCTCGTTGGATACGATGTTGTAATGTCTCTATAGTATCATCAGGACAAATAGGAACTCTTGATTGACTTATTATATCACCACCGTCAAGCTCTTCGTTAACATAGTGGACAGTGCATCCACTCTCATTATCACCTGATTCTAATGCTTGTTCTACTGCATGTAAACCCTTGTACTTAGGAAGTAGTGATGGATGTACATTTATTACAGGACATGGGAACTCAGATGGTTTCTTAAGAACTCTCATGTAACCTGCTAATACAATAAGATCAACTCTCCATGCTTTAAAGAGTTGAATCATTTGATCTTCATCTTTGTGTGCTATCCTCACGTGAGGAATTCCAAACTTTGCTGCTCTCGCTACAGCACCGCATTCTTTTGTATTGTGTATCATCAACACAATCTCATGTTTCATCTGAGGGTAACGAACTAAGTTCTCGAAGTTGGTTCCGTTTCCAGAACACATAATTCCTAATCTCATTAGTAATGATCCTCCAATCCTTCT